ACATGGTATCGAAAATCACAAATTCGAAATACTAGAATTTTTTAGTTCGAGAGAGGAATTAGCTTTGAGAGAGTCGCAGTTAGTTACAATGAAAGAGGTGGCTAGCAAAGAGTGCATGAATCTCAAGGTTGGTGGAATTGGTGGATTTCCTCCAAGTGCTAAGAAGAGGTTTTTAGAAAAAATGAAAGATTTCGATTTTAAAAAGGCTTTTGGAAAAAAAGCATCTGAGAGAAACAAGAAATTGTACGAAACTGGAGTGCTGAAAAAAGGTCTATTTTATGATTGGAATGGTAAAAAGCACAAACCTGAAACGATAGAGAAAATGAAGCAAGTGAAGAAGGATAAAGGTATAGGAGAGACAAACTCACAGTATGGTAGCTTCTGGATTACCAATGGCAGCGAAAACAAAAAAACAAAATCTGAAATACCGGAAGGTTGGTATAGAGGAAGAGTTCTTTAACATAATAAAAATGTGGCCGAATAAGTCCTTGAGAGGGACTAAGGCACTGGCGAGATAGTTGAAAAGCTATTGAGTTGGGTATCACAGACGGATGAGTTAAAACCACGCAACATTTCAGATTGGCCAATCTAGGGTGCAATGCGATACGCTGAAGAAAATCAAGACGATCTCCGCAGGCGTTGTTGGTATACAATCCAACCTATCTCTAACACTTAGACTGATCATCTTTGTGGATAGTGGGTGAAAAGGGGTCCGTCCAGGGATTGTGGGTAATCGTTACTCCCATCAATTTTAAGGGTGGTCACTTCGGTGGCCACCTACTTTTTGTTTGTAAATTTGGAATATGATTTGGTATATTTACATTGTAAGCATTGCGTATTGTATTTGGAGAATGAGTGTTAGCTATAAGCACCACTATGGTAACAGTCCAATTGGACCTACACCGGGACTTGAGACATTATTCATTCTCCCTTTTGCTCCATTGCTTGCTGCTGTGGATGCTAGTATAACTTGGATCCGTCTTTTGAAAGAAGCTGAAGAAGCAAAGCGTAGGAGTAGTAAGATCTTTTAATCAATTGTCAGGTGGTGAAATGCCTTTGGTATGGCAGACACACCCACTCGTCTCGTGGGCGCTGAATAACGAGATAGGTATTTAGGTATGGGTTGACCACAAAGCCGGCTTAGTTTGCCAAATACTGAATCGCAGCATGGGGGTTCGAATCCTCCCCTGACAGCCTGAGCACAGTGAGTCTATAAAAGGTTGATTGGGATAAGCATTTATTGCATAAATCGGTTAGAAATGCCAATCGTAAAAGCAGATGTCCACGCACCCATCTTCTGCTTTCCTAACTTTTTAGACATAAAAAAAGCAGACCGAAGTCTGCTTCTTAGTTAAGGGTAGGCGGGAATTAGGCACTTTTTTTCTTAGATAGGATAGACCAAACAGCACCTAAGATAGTCATGGCAGCGCCAGTGACTTCTTGGATTAAGCTTTCGTCTACGAGGCCCTTAGCCACGATAATACCACCCACAAAGGTGAGAGCGTGCCTAATAAGTCCTAGAGTTTGTTCTTTCATGTTGAAAAGTTTAGGTTAATAATACACTTATAAATAGATCAGATTGTTATGGAAAAAGCTTACATCTACTTAGACGACATCAGAACTCCAGTTGATCCTAAATGGATCGTTGTTAGAAACTACAAAGAATTTGTAGAAAAGATCACTGAGATAGGTCTGTCAAACATCGAGGTCATTAGTTTAGACCACGACTTAGGTGACTCAGCAATGCACGAGTTTTACAACAATGTTAATCCAAACTACAAATTGGATTACAACAATATTGAAGAAAAGACTGGCTACGATGCAGCTAAGTGGCTTGTACAATACTACCATGAAACAACTACCGATCTACCTCTTGGTTATAGTAAAAATAAGAATCCTAACCTAAGAGTCCATGCAACTTTTGTGGGAGAGGAGCACCGAAAGAAGATTGGTATTACTTTCCCTCAAGTTTACACTCATAGTGCTAATCCAATAGGATCTGCTAACATAATGGGATACGTTAATAACTTCCTAATGAGGGAAAGACAACCACAGAGTTGTATAAGAATCCAAGTAGAGCACACTATTTAATGTTGGTAGTTCTAACTGAATAAACTATCTTTAGCAAAATATACAGAAATGTCTCAACAGAATTTAAGTCTCAACGTATCTCTAGAACAAACAACACCAGTCGTGTGTGAGGAGTGTAGCAACGAAACATTCACTCAAGTTGTATTTCTCAGAGAAGTTAGTAGGTTTGTAATAGGAACTCAACGAGATGGTCTTACACCGATTCCTAGTTTCGCATGTGCCAAGTGTGGTCATGTTAATGAGCAATTTCAATTGAAAAATTTACACCCATGACAGTCGGAGAGCTGATAGAGAAGCTACAAGATCTAGATCCTAATCTAAGAGTTTTCACTAGAGGTTATGAAGGTGGTTACGATGATGTTTGCGTTAGCGAAGAGAGGAGCATAGCTTTGAATGTTAACACGGAGTGGTATTATGGTAAGCATGAGAATGTAACAGAATCTCTTCCTAAACCAGTGCAGCAGTATAAAGTTGTAAAAGGAATCGTATTATAATGGAAGTACACATAAAGGACGGAATAACAGTTGAAGTTGTAAAAGATCTAGCTCAGAGAGCTGAAAGAGGTATAAACAAATACAACACAACTCTTGAGCAGAATAATCACCAGAATATGCTGCAGCATGCTTACGAAGAAGCACTTGATCTAGCTCAGTATCTAAAGAAAGAGATTATGGTGTTCAACACTGTTCAACAGCTAGTAGAGAATCATCCTAATGATAGTGAACTTGGAGCAGTAGTGAGGGCATTGTATGGCAGAAAGTAAACACGTTTCGTTCTCACAATACTCAATGTTCCGTTCATGTCCACATCAGTGGTACCTATCTTATGTAAAGGAACTGAATCCAAAGAAGCCATCAGTACATACAACCTTCGGTACAGCCTTTCACGAGACTGTACAGCACTACCTACAAGTAATGTACGACACATCAGCTACCGAAGCTGATAAGATCCATCTGCCTACCTATTTCAAAACTAAGTTTGTTGAACTCTACAGAGAGACTTCAAAAGAGGGACACTACTCAACTGCAGAAGAGCTTCAAGAGTTCTATCTAGATGCTGAAGCAATCTTAGATTTCTTTAAAAAGAAACGCAACCTATTCTTCAGCAAGAAGAACACAACACTGATAGGGATAGAGGTACCTATCTATATGCCCGTTGTAGAAGGCATAGAGAACGTTAATTTTAAAGGATATATTGACTTAGTGCTGTATGATAAGACTGTAGACAAATACACGATTTACGACATCAAAACATCGACTAGAGGCTGGTCGGATTATGAAAAGAGAGATGACGTGAAGATCAGTCAGATACTACTATACAAGAAGATGTTTTCCAAACTTCGCAACATTCCAGAAGAGAAGATAGACGTACAATTTTTCATCGTACGTAGGAAGATTAACGAGAATCTAGAATACCCACCTAGCAGAGTACAAGAGTTCATACCAGCAAATGGTACAAGAAAGCTTAATGAAGCCTTAACAGGTTTACAGACATTCGTCAAAGAGGTCTTTACTCCGACCGGAGAATATATTGATCAGACCTATCCAAAGAATCCAACAAAGTGTAAGTTTTGCCCGTACAACAGTTCTCCTGAATTATGCGATAAAAAACTTTCCTAAGTATATACTTTTGTATATACAGAGTGCTATTTATTATAAAATAACATGCACGTAGGAAAGAAAGGAGACGTGCTCACAACAGTGAGACTCCAAGATAAACTTTTTGAGGACTTCAAGTCCGAAGCAATCAGGAACAAGATTACAATGCGAAATCTGCTTGAAAGAGCTATGTACCTCTACATGACAGATGAATCATTCAAACGCATTATCAACAATCAACTGAACGTACAATACACAGGCAATACTCAAAACTAAGAAGTACATGAAGGACGGTTACATTCCAAAGGAGCAGAGGAAGAAGATACTTTTTCTATGTGATGACATTAGGTTTACATCTGGCATTTCTACGATGGCTAAAGAAATTGTCATAGGAACAGCTCACAAATACAACTGGATTAATTTAGGAGCAGCTATCAATCACCCAGACCAAGGCAAAAAACTAGACGTATCACAGGATACAAGTAACCTAGCAGGTATTAAAGACGCTTCTGTTTTTATCTATCCTTTCTCAGGATACGGTAGTCAAGAAGTTATTAGGCAGCTAATAGAATTAGAAAAGCCTGATGCTATTCTATTCTTTACAGATCCTCGTTATTGGATTTGGTTATTTCAAATGGAGAATGAGGTTAGAAAGAAGGTGCCAATGATCTATCTGAACATCTGGGATGACTTACCAGCACCACTCTACAATAAAAGTTATTACGAGTCTTGTGATACTTTAATGGCAATCTCAAAACAAACTAGGAACATTAATGAAATGGTTCTAGGTGAAAAAGCTAAGGACAAACTCATTAGGTATGTTCCGCACGGTATCAATCATACAATGTTCTTTCCAATCACAAAGAGTCATCCTGATTATGGTAAGGTTATTGAACTACGTAAGAAGTTCTTTGGAGATGATCAACCTGAGTACGTAATACTCTACAACGCAAGGAACATTAGAAGAAAGTGTACATCAGATCTTATAGCAGCTTATGCGATGTTCACTAACAAGATAGGTAAAGAGAAAGCTAAGAAATGTGCCCTGCTTTTACACACTCAGCGTATGGATGAGAACGGTACAGATCTACCAGCAGTAGTTGATCTATTCTGCGATCCTGAATATCAGAGAGTTGTATTTAACGAAGCTAAGTACACAACACCTGAAATGAACCTTCTCTATAACTCTTGCGACGTAGTTTGTTTGCCATCAAGTAACGAAGGCTGGGGATTATCTTTGACAGAGGGTATGATGTGTGGTAAGCCTTTCATAGCAACAGTTACCGGAGGCATGCAGGACCAGATGAGGTTTGAAGATGAGAATGGTAAGTGGATTGACTTTAATAGTGAATTTTGCTCAAACCACTTTGGTACCTACAAGAAGCATGGCAAGTGGGCATTCCCTTGCTTTCCTTCAAACATGAGTGTTGTAGGGTCACTACCAACTCCTTACATTTGGGATGATAAAGCCGACTTCCGAGATATAGCAATTCAGTTAGAGAATGTGTACAATTTATCTGATAATGAGAAGAAAGAAATTGCCGAAGCTGCTAGGAGTTGGGTAACTTCAGATGAATCAGGTATGTCAGCTAGAATGATGTGTAACAATGTAATAGATGTAGTAGAGGAGACGTTCAAGAAATGGAAGCCTAGAAATAGCTACGAGTTTATAAAGATTACAAAGTTACCAAAGAAGCATATAGTACATCCAATAACATACTAAACCGATCAGATCAATATGAAGCAGTTGTGCGTAATCTCAGCACCCCCCGATACTTATTCAGGATACGGTGCACGTTCTAGAGACTTTATAAAAGCTATTTACGAGCTTAAGAAGGATGAGTGGGATATAAGAATAATACCCCAGAAGTGGGGAGCTACTCCTTGGGGTTTTATAGACGATAATAAAGAGGAGTGGGGATGGATGAAAGAGTTGTTCATTTACGGTAATCAATTACCAGCTCAACCGGATGTATGGTTTCAGATAACTATTCCAAATGAGTTTCAACCAATAGGGAAAGTCAACATTGGTGTAACAGCAGGCATTGAAACCACCCTATGCGATCCAGCTTGGATTCAAGGGTGTAACAGAATGAATGTTACATTAGTATCATCTAGACATGCTAAGCAGGTATTAGAGACAACAACCTACGACGAAAGAAATAAACAAACAAACCAACTTACAGGCAAACTCAAGTTAGAGAAACCAGTAGAAGTTCTGTTCGAGGGAGTTGATCTAAATAAGTATTTCTACATTCCGGAGGATGAAATTGGAGATAGTCAGCTTGTAAAAGATCTAAACAGCATACCAGAAGAGTTCTGCTACTTGTATGTTGGACACTGGTTGCAGGGAGAGCTTGGTGAGGATAGAAAGAATACTAGCCTTATGATTAAACTCTTTCTAGAGACCTTTAAGGATAAGAAGAACAAACCAGCACTGATTCTAAAAACATCTCAAGCAGGTGCAAGTGTTATGGACAGGGATGAGGTGTTAAAGAAGATTGATGATATTAGACAATCTGTTGGCAACGCCAAGCAGTTACCAAACATCTACCTTATACACGGTGATCTAGAAGATGCTGATATCAATGTACTCTACAATCATCCTAAGGCCAAAGCATTTATATCCTTGACTAAAGGAGAAGGATATGGTAGACCATTAGCGGAGTTTTGCTTGTCCAAAAAACCCATCATTACAAGTGGATGGTCAGGTCATACAGATTTTCTTAACCCTGAGTTCAGTGTACTACTTCCAGGTAAAATAACACAAGTACATCCATCTAGCGTTGTTCCAGGCATTATCGTTAAAGAATCTTTCTGGTTTTCAGTTGATAACGCTGCTGCAGTGAAAGCAATGGTGGATGTTTATGAGAACTACAATAAGTATGAAGTAATGGGTAAGCGTCAAGGACATAAGATACGCAGTGAGTTTAGCTACGATAATATGGTTTTGCTTTTAGGCACATACCTAGACAAGTACACATTGAAACAAGTTGAACTTAAATTACCTCAACTTAAGAAACTCGAATTACCTAAACTGCAAAAAGTAAAGTAATGACACCAAGAGATTTTAGCATTTGGTTGAAAGGTTTCATGGCAGCCTGTAATGACTTCACAGCTACCCCAGCACAGTGGGACAAGATAAGAGAGGAACTTGGCAAGGTAGATCCTGAAGAAGATGAGCAGGGATTGGATTTAGAAATAGATGACTGGTATCCAGATCCCAGTAATTTAAATGTTCCATCTCCCAGCACAACTGTGCCGAGTTTGTTTCAAGTTTCAGGAACATCGACTAGTACATCACTTCCTCCCAACACAAACATAACCTACACAACTAAACAATTACTCAATGACTGATAAACTAATAGTGTGTCCGAAATGTGGTTGTGACGGTTGCTACACTACACTAATTAACGAAACAAAGAGCAACTACTTTTGCTACGGTTGTGGATATCAAACAAATGATCTAATGAAGAAAGGAGAGTTTGATTTTGAAGCCTACGAAGAGACCTTACCAGAACTCTACAAAGACATAAAGCATGTAGATGAAGAAGGTAGGGTTTGGTATCCAATCACAATCAACCAGGAAGGCTTGGGTACTATTTTTCTCAACGGAACATCTAAGGACGATGTTCATTGGTCAGCTATCAAGGCTGTCGAGCTTACTGAGGAAGAAAAGCAACAACCGAAGTACAAAGGTAAAACTTACAAATCAGATCCTAAATCTATGAAGCACTTTGATAACGATTTCATTGAGGCATTAGATTACTTAGGATTCTTCAACCAATAATATGATACGAATAAGTTACGCAATACCAGTCTGCAATGAGAGTGTTGAGTTAGATAGATTACTTACGACTCTCGTCAAGAACAAAAGAGACGTTGATGAGATAGTAGTACAGTTTGATTTAGGCAACACTACAAAAGAAGTCTTCGATGTAATTGATAAGCATGCAGCAAGCATAAAGGTGACTCAGTACGCATTAAAAGGTAATTTTGCTGCGTTTAAGAATCACCTAAAGAGTCAGTGCAGTGGAGAGTGGATCTTCCAAATTGATGCGGATGAATACCCTACAGAGCCGTTTATACAAAGCCTACATATTATCTTACAAGACAATCCTGAGATAGATCTCTTTCTGTTGCCAAGAATCAATACAGTAGAAGGTCTCACAGAAGAACATATTAAAAGATGGAAGTGGAATGTGAACGAGAAAGGATGGGTCAACTTTCCAGACTACCAGACGAGGATTTTACAAAACTCTCCTAAGATAGCTTGGGTAAATAAAGTTCACGAAGTAATCACAGGACATAAGAATTACTCAGCTTTTCCAGCAGAGGAGATTTATTGCTTGAACCATCCAAAAGCTATTGCTAGACAGGAAGAACAAAACCACTACTACAGTACATTATGAAAATAGCATTTGTATCTGAAATGAATTTTATAGGGAAGATCAACTCAGATTATGAAAATATGAGAACTGAGTTTGCTTGGATTTGTGCTTTGGGTGCTGAGCATTATTCCCTATCTTCTCTAAGCAGTGTAAAGAACTACGACCACGTCTTCATTATATTTCCAAAAGGCCAGCTTAATTTGAATGTTGTAGGTGTTAAGTTGTCGGATAGTTATAATCCTACAACAGGATTACTTAGAACAGATTGGATCACACAGTTGAAACAATTCAATAAGAAAGTTTACTTTGTTCAAGAAGGACCTCATTGGATATACAACGACTTGGAGATTGAGGACCAGGTTAACTTTTACAACATGCTTGTGTCTGTTGATGCCATTTTTGCACACAATGAAATCGACAGCGCTTACTATAAAGGACTTGTTCATGGAAAGCCTGTTCATATTCTACCAACCTTAATGATTGAAAAGTTAGTAAGTACCTTAAAACCGAGCAAAGAAGATAAGGTTATCATTGGTGGAAATATGTCTAGGTGGTATGGAGGCTTTGAAAGCTATGTTATTGCGAGAGAGTTTAATTTGCCTATATGGTGTCAAACATCTCACGCAAAGAGAGAGATTGAAGAACAGTTGGTAAGTCATCTTCCAAGAGTATCTTGGGTAGATTGGATGAAGCAGCTTAGCTCTTTTAAGTACGCAGTACACCTAATGCCAACCGTTGCTGCAGGTACCTTCTCTCTGAATTGTGCGTATCTTGGCATTCCGTGTATTGGAAACAGAGATGTAGACACACAAAAATTATGCCACTCATCTTTATCAGTGGATGTATTTGATCTTTCAACAGCAAGAGAGTTAGCATTGGAACTAAAGAACAATAAATCTTTTTATGAGGATTGTAGCTACAGTGCAAAAAGAAACTACAATGCATACTACTCTATTAACGAATGGAAAAATAAACTAACAGCTATACTAAATGGAGCAAATTCTTAAACTTGTTGAGGATTATATCAAAGAAAAGAATAGTTTAAAAAAGTGGACACCTGGTAAGGACTTAGTTCACTATGCAGGTACTTACTTTGATCATGAAGAGTTTGTAGCAGCAATTAGATCTTTGCTTGGTGGCTTTTTAGTACTGAACACTGAAGCTTCTAAGTTTGAACGAAACTTCCCTAAACACTTAGGTAAGGATTTAGGATTACTTACGAATAGTGGTTCTAGTGCAAACTTGTTAATGATGGCTGCATTAACATCTAAGAGAGGTAAAAACTTACCTAAGGGTACGAAAGTTATTACTCCCATTGCTGGTTTTCCAACTACTATAAATCCTATTCTTCAAATAGGATTCAAACCGATCTTTGTGGACATAGAGCTTGACACTCTCAACTTAGATCTAGATCAAGTGGAGAAAGCGTGTGTAGATAACCCAGATGCCAAAGTAATTACTTTTGCTCATGTACTAGGTAATCCTCCTAACATGAATAGGTTAATGGAGATTGTTGAAAAGTATAACTTAATTCTTCTTGAAGATTGTTGCGATGCTTTGGGTTCTACCTTTGAAGGAAGAAAGTTAGGTTCATTTGGAGAAATGGCTAGCTGCTCCTTCTATCCGGCACATCACATGACAATTGGTGAAGGTGGGTTCGTAGCTTGTAAAGATATTGAAACAGAGAGAATTATTAGAAGCTTTAGAGAATGGGGTAGGGATTGTTATTGTGTAGGTAAGGCTAACCAACTGGAATGTGGTTCATGTGGAATTAGATTTAGCAATTGGCTACCTTCGCTACCCGAGGAAACATTCGATCATAAGTACGTATACTCTGAGATTGGATACAACTTAAAGCCTATAGAACTACAAGCAGCTATGGGTAACATTCAAATTAAGAAACTTGAAGAGATTGGTAAACTGAGAAGAAAGAATTACAATAGACTGTTTGAAATCTTTTCACCGTATCAAGATCAAATACACCTACACAAAGCTCAACCAGGATCAGATCCAGATTGGTTTGCTTTTCCAATAACAGTAAGAGATGAAGCAACCTTCAAAAGATCAGACATCTGTCAGTTCCTTGAATCAAACAAAATCCAAACCCGACCTTACTTTGCAGGTAACATCATGCTACAACCCGCTTACGAAGGACTTATGGATCCGCAAGAGGTACTTAGATCGTATCCAATCGCAAGAAAGGTTACAACAGACACTTTCTTCTTAGGAACAAGTCCAGTTATAACAGACGAGCAGCTAGACTATATTCAAGAGATAATTCAAAAATTTTTTAACAAATGATAACAGCAGTATTCACCTCTTGTGGTAGATTTGATTTTTTGAAGTCTACCGTACACAGTTTTCTTAACTACGCAGACATCAAGCCTAGCAAGATTATTGTAATTGATAATTCTACTTTTGAACACGCATTAAGTTCGATAGTTGAAATTCTATCCATTACTGATATTGAAAAGGAGATTATAATCAACGAAGAGAATATAGGACAAGTAGCTAGCATAGATAAAGCGTATTCAAAAGTTGAGACAGAATACATATTTCATTGTGAGGATGATTGGGAGTTCTTTGATGGTGGTTTCATGCAGCTATCTAAAACCCTTTTAGATGACAGAGCTGATGTAGTGAATGTCAGCCTTAGGAGAAGATTTGATGGAGAGAAAGGAAGTTTCCACCCTGTAACAGATCTTATGATATCACCTTCAGGTATTGAGCATCATCAGTATGAGCTCGGTTATCTTGGTGCATGGCACGGCTTCTCCTGGAATCCAGGACTAAGAAGAAAAAAGGAATACGATCTTATAGGTTCATTCAAAAAGTATGGAGAGGAATCAGGTGCAGGTAACTTTTATAAAGATAATGGATATGTTGCAGCGTGTTTAAAAGATTCGTATTGTAAGCATATTGGTACTCATAGTCATACACCAAAATCAAATCAATAACATGAAGAAGAAAATTTTAATAACAGGAGGAAGTGGTTTCCTTGGAAGAAACTTAGCATTAAGACTACGAGGTACTTATGATGTTTACTTAGGTGCTAGAAATAACAAACAGAATTTTCAAGCAAAGAAACTTACTAATGTGACTACGTTGCCGCTAGATGTGTCAAATATTGAAGCTGTAAGGGATGTAGTAGGCACTATTAGACCGGACATTATTATTCATGCTGCCGCTACAAAGTTTGTAGATCTATCCGAAGTCTATCCGATGGAAACAATAGACACTAATGTACTTGGTTCGCAGAATGTAGCAAGAGTGGCAATGCAGTATGATGTGGATACAGTGATTGGAATATCAACTGACAAAGCTTGTCCTCCAGTTAGAAACATATACGGTCTATCAAAAGCTACGATGGAGAGGATGTTCTGTCTTATGAATGGTAAAAGTAAAACTAAGTTTGCATGTGTGAGGTATGGTAACGTTGCCTGGTCAACAGGTTCAGTGTTACCTATCTGGAAAAAGATGCATGAAGAAACTGGAGTGATTGGAACAACGGGACCAGACATGAGAAGGTTTTTCTTTACAGTTGATCATGCAGTTGAGCTTGTCATAAATGCTATGGATAATATAGAAGAGATACAAGGTCAGATCTTATCCAGGGTTATGAAGTCCGCTAAAATGTGCGACATATTGGACGTATGGACTAAGCATTATGGTGGTTCATGGGAGAAGATAACAGACAGACCTGGTGAAAGAGATGATGAATATTTGGTTGGTGAGACAGAGCTTGCATATTGTAAGGTGTTAGATTATAAAGGTGTGAAACATTTTTTGATTCATCCGAACAAGAAAGTGGAAAATCCCTATCCTGAGATCTTTACTTCAAGAGAAGCTGAGAGGTTAACAGAGGAGGAAATTTTAGACATTATTAAAGCACAGCCAGATATTCTATGAGATTTAAAACTGCAGTCGTAATAGCAGGTGGTGAAGGTTCTCGAATGAGACCTTTAACCAAGTACGTTCCTAAACCCTTAGTAGAAGTTGGAGGCTTACCTCTGATCCTTCATGTCATTTATTTCCTACGCAGTAACGGAATAGACAACGTTTATGTAACATACGGATACAAAGGTGGTATGGTACTTGACTGCATTAAGAACGAGGTAGAAGGATTTATAAACACAAATGGCAAAGATAACTCATACTTCTTGTATAATAGTTTGATAAAGTATATTGATGAACCTATAGTAGTATGCCCTTGTGACATGGTTACAAACTTAGATTTATCTCACGTCTACAATGAATATCAATCTTTTGAGAGGCCTGCCGGTTGTTTAGTACCAGTACAAACTACTCTAGATGCTGATACAATTATATGTGAAAGCAATGTAATAACATCTATATCAAGAGACTACAGAGCTGGTTTGTATGCAAGTGGCATACAAATATTAAATCCATCAGCTATCAACCAACTTACTAAACCTGAAAATAATTTCTATCAAGTGTGGGCTAATTTAATAGAATTAAAACAACTGTATGTAACTAACACTATGCCCACTCAGTGGAAGATTTACGATACGCTAAAAGATTTATCATGAGTTTACCAAAATGGTCAATTAGAGATGGACAATTTGCACACGCCTTCTCTACGAGTAATTGGTTTAAGCCTACATATTTTGAGTGGGACTTTAAGAACCTGGAGAATGATTTTGTGTTCTTTACAGACTCTCACATACGTACAGTAACAGATCCTCAATACAACAGTTATAAAAAATACGCCTGGCTAGTTGAATCTCCAGCGGTTACTAGAGGTGCTTATGAGTTTGTAGAAAACAATCACCACCTGTATGATAAGATATTCACTCACTCAGAAAAATTACTTAGCCTGCCTAATTCCTACATTGTACCAATAGGTGGATGTCACTTGGATCAGGAAGAGATAATGGTATATCAAGATAAGACTAAAGTAGTATCTATGATGTATTCTAATAAGAACTTTGCACCTGGTCATAGCATGAGACATGAAGTAGCTTCAAAGTATTCTAACTTGATAGACGTAATGGGCAGTGGAACTGGGACAGGCCACGTAAAGAAGATACACTCGGTTAAAGACTATATGTTCAGTATTGTTATTGAAAATGTTAAAGAAGGTTATTACTTCACGGAGAAGGTTGTAGATGCTTTCTTAGCAGGATGTATTCCAATCTACTACGGTAGTGATTATATTGGTAATTTTTTCAACACAAAAGGATTTTTGACTTTTAATACTATTGAAGAACTTCACAACATAATCCGTAATCCAGAGGAACTTGTTAGTTTTTATAAATTACATACAGCGGAGATTTTAGAAAATTTTAACGTAGCTTTAGATCACAAAATAGGAGAGGACTATTTGTACAAGCATTATAAAGATATCGTATGAAAATAGCCTTATGCATATCAGGTCAGCCTAGAGGTCTGCATGTAAACATCCAGCGATTACTTGATGGCTTAGTTAAACCTAGTGATATCGAGGATATTTTTATTCACACTTGGTTCGACGAAGCATTGGTAGGCGTACCATTTAATTCAGCACAACCAGGCCAATCTGGAAAAGTAGGCACTTGGGCTTACAACACAATAGAGCTACTTGAAGCACTAAACCCAAAAGCATTGCTGTACGAATCTCCCAAGAGGTACGAACACCTTGAACATCTAGAAAACCTACCAAGTGTAATACAAACTCAGATTGCTTCCAACGTATACTCCGTTTACATGGCAAACCTACTGAGAAAGGAGTACGAGTTGCAAAACGATTTCCAATACGACTTAGTTATAAAAACTAGAATAGATATTAACTACCATAGACCACATAACATAGTAGAGCATTTAGATAATGATTGGCAGAACGTACTACACGTCCCAAGTGCATATCAGCATATGAGGGTAAATGACGCTTATCCAACACCCGATGAAGGAATGTATAGCTCTTTATCGGATACCTTTGCCTATGGCTCTTCACAAGTGATTGATGTATTTAGTTCGATCTATCCTAACTTTGAATTTATTTACAACAAGATTAAGCCGTATCAATATGGAGAATGCTACTACGGATACTGGGTACGCAAGCTTCACAACATATCAGTGAGTATGCAAGACATAGCTTATAATCTAGCAAGAGACTAATGAATATTTTATTTCCTATAGCAGGTCAGGGTAGTAGGTTCATAGAAGCTGGGATAGATCAACCAAAGCCTTTAGTAAAGGTTGCTGGTAAATCTCTCCTAGAGCATGCTATTCGAACTTTAAATTTAGAAGGACAGTACATCTTTGTGGCCATGAGATATGAAAATGAGAAGTACAACCAAGAGATACAGGAAACCATACTCAACCTAAAACCAGATTCCATTATTTTAACAATATCAAAACCAACAGAAGGCTCAGCACAAACTTGCCTTCTTGCAGAGGACTGTATAAACAACGACACACCCCTCTTGATAACAAACTGCGATCAATACTTAAATTGGAGATCTGAAGATTTCATAGTACATATTCAAAAAGAAAATCCGGATGGTTGTGTTAGCTTGTACGATCATGAAGATGTAGTAGTGGGACAACCTAGCAAATATGCTTTTGTTGATTTAGATTCTAATGGATATGCTAAAAAATTTGAAGAGAAGTTCGCAATATCAAAATTTTCATTAAACGGTATTCATTATTGGAGATATGGAAAAGACTTCGTAAGTTCAGTTAAACAAATGATCAACGATAATGTGAGAGTAAATGGAGAGTTTTATTTTTCACCTTCGTACAATTATCTAATCGACCAAGGAAAAAGAATTACAACATACCACATGTCCAAGGACGAGTACTACTCCTTAGGCAGTCCTCAAGAAATAAACAAAAACAAAAACAATATAAAATAGAGTAAGATGAAGAACTTCACTCCAAAAGAGAAACTAGAGGTAATTGTACAAGACATCTTAGCTGGTAAACCTGTGATTGTCGTAGATGATTATGACAGAGAGTTTGAAGGTGATGTGGTTATCGCAGCAGAGAGAGCTACGAAAGAAAACTTAGTATTTGCTATGAAGCACGCAAAGGGTCTAATGTGCTTGCCAGTACTACAAGAGACTTGCGATAGGTTAGACATTCCTATGATGAACCGCAATAACAATGATAAGTACGGTACACCGTTTACTGTTTCAATTGATGCCATAGAAGGAACCACAACCGGTATGTCAGTCTACGACAGACTCAAAACTATCTCTGTACTCACTGATGATAAATCCAAGCCAGAAGAGTTAGCTCAACCAGGTCATCTGTTTCCTCTAAGAGCTCGTCCAGGTTTGTTAAAGGATAGAAGAGGTCATACAGAAGCTGCTATTGAGTTGATGTTGGCTGGAGGATTAAAACCAATCGCTGTCATTGTAGAGATAATGAACGATGACGGTACGATGACTAAAGGTGACCAACTAGACAGCTATGCAAAAATGTATAATCTAAACATCATCTCAGTACAAGAAATTTACGATGCAGTTTATTAGTAGAGCATATAATTCGTTTGAATTAGATTCAACGGGTGCAGTTGTAATAAAGAAAAGCAAGGAACCAAGATTGCTTGATGAGATCAGCTTTTATGAAAACTTACCTAAAAGTCTAAGTGTTTACTTTCCTAGAGTCTTTTTCTCTGGAACTGTTGACTCTACTCACGAAGTAGGTATGGAACATTATGCTTACGATAACTTGGGGAATCTGATGATCAACAAAAAGTTTCACAAAGAGACTTGGTCTAAAATTTTCAACTTCATCTTTAAGTTTATCAATGAAGCAAAGAATCATACGCTAGATGCTGATGGGAAGGTAGAGTGTGCTTCAATGTTTATAGATAAGACTGAGAAGGAGTATAAGAACCTAGTAGACAACTTTAGATTCTTTCATCATTTAGAGCAGAATGTTAGAATAGAACTAAACGGTCAATCCCTAAGAACCTTCAACATTATATGGGATGACATTAAGAATCACATAAACATCCATTACCTAACTCAGACACTAAATTACATTCACGGAGATCTTTGTTTTAGTAATATCTTATACGGTATTAATCCTATCACTGGCAACGTCGTTTTAAAGTTTATTGATCCAAGAGGATCTTTTGGTAATGTAAAGTATTACGGCGATTCGTATTATGATCTAGCTAAACTACTACATTCGTGTGAAGGTGGATATGAGTATTTTATTACAGATAATTTTGAAGTGTCAAGCACTAACAACAAGTTTACTCTTACCTTTAGTAATGGTAATAAGTCTCAAGTTAGTAAAGTCTACAATAGTGTAATAGATGATTACGGATTTGATAAGACTAAGATAAAGATACTCCAAGGCACTATCTTTATTGGTATGTGTGCAAGGCATTACGACTCTCTAGCAAGACAGAAAGCTATGTACTTAACAGGTCTTAAATTATTAAATGAAGTGTATGAAACAATATAGATTGTGTTTTGATTTAGATAACACCCTATGTGAAAACAAACAACCAGGTCAAGAATATGAAGATGTACTACCAAAACCAGGAGCTGTTGAGTATTTGAAAGAGCTGAGAGCTAAAGGTCATTACATAATCATAATGACGGCTAGAAACATGGTAACACATAACAACAACTTGGGCAAGGTTATAGCCAAGCAAGGTCCTATTGTTATTGATTGGTTAAAGAAATATGACTTTGTTTATGATGAGCTGTTGTTTGGAAAGCCACATGCAGATTATTTTATAGATGATAAAGGCATAACATTTACAACGTTTGAAAATTTAAAAAACCAAATTGATATATGAAACATTTTTTCTTTGATACTGCTAACATTGAATATGTTAAAGATGCTTGGTCTAGATTAGAAGGTAAGGTTGACAGACATGATGTGGTGGGTATTACAACCAATCCAAATGCATTCTTCAAGATAAACAAACTATCGTTGAAGGAATGGTTTGACTTAACTCCTAGACTCTGTGAAGTTGTTTCTGAGATTAGACAAGATGATAGAGGTATAGTATACATTCAAGGTCCTAGTTCTATTATGACACCTGATGAAGTGTTGAGATATGCAGAGAAAGTTTCTAAGCTTGGTGATGGCAATACTAGAGTAGGACTCAAGATACCTCCATATGAAGAGATTCTACGTATTGTTCCCAAACTAAATGAATTTGTGGATACCAACGTTACAGGCATAGCAGATGCTGCAACAGCCTTAAAGTGTCTAACATACCCAGTCAATTATGTAAGTATCATTCCAGGACGGATGGAAGAAACTGGTATCGATGCCAAGGCACAGATTGGATTCGTTAAGCAGAGTATGACTGGTTGTTCTAAAGTTATCGCAGGTAGTATGAGAACTATTGAAGGACTTGTGTGGACTTTCCAGTATGGAACAGTTCCTACTATTGGAGAGAGAGTGTGGAATCAGATCTTTGAAGGTAATAATATAGAACAAGTTTTGAACATAGACTATACAGTTGATACACAAACTACCCATTTTTGTCAACCTATTGATAGAAGAAACTACGAACTATCTGAATCATTCTTCAAGCAAATGGACGAGTGTGGTAAGATAGCAACAGAAGAATTATCACAACATATCTAAATGAAGACAGTATTAATTACAGGCTGCGGTGGTTTAATAGGTAGAGAGTCTACAGAGTTCTATTTGTCAAAGGGATATAGAGTTCTAGGTATAGATAATAACATGAGACGTTACTTCTTTGGTCGAGATGGATCTGTCATACCTAATCTGGATGCTCTCAAGCTTCTAGAAAATTTTGAATATCAAAATATAGATGTAAGAGATTATGATAGCTTGGAGACTATCTTTTACGACTACAGCCATGACATAGAGGTAATCATTCATACAGCAGCACAACCATCTCATGATTGGGCAGCAAAAGAACCATTTACGGACTTCCATGTAAACATGACTGCAACTCTAAACTTACTAGAGCTTACCAGACTACATTGCCCCAAAGCAACTTTTATATTTACTAGCACAAATAAAGTCTACGGGGATAATCCTAACAGTCTACCTCTAGTAGAATTGGATACAAGATACGAACTTCCAAACGCACACGAATACTATGTTGGACTGCCTGAAAGTTTTTCAATAGATCAATGTAAACATTCTTTATTTGGGTGTTCGAAAATATCAGCAGATCTTTATGTGCAGGAGTATGGACGTTACTTTGGACTTTACACAACGATCTTCAGAGGTGGATGCTTGACAGGTTCTAAACACATGGGAGCTGAGCTTCATGGTTTTTTAAACTATCTTGTTAAGTGTGCATTGGAGAATAGAACTTACAATGTTTACGGTTACAAAGGAAAGCAGGTAAGGGATAACATACATTCTTCTGATCTGGTATCAGCTTTCTACGAAGTAACCAAGAATCCAAAGAAGGGTGAAGTGTATAACATTGGAGGGAGCAGACACTCGAATTGCTCTATAATCGAAGCTGTAAAGCTAATAGAAGGTATCACAAATAAGAAGATGAACCTAAAGTATCAAGAAGGTAATAGAAGTGGTGATCACATTTGGTGGATCAGCGATGTTAGAAAGTTTCAAAACGATTACCCAGGATGGTCTTACAAGCACGACATAGATTCTATTATCCAAGATATAATAAACAATTACAATGGTTGATCCAACGATAATCAGAAACCTATTTGGAGGTAAAGAAAACCTGGTTATATTTGATATAGGTGCCGCTAACTTTGCTGACAGTATAACCTTTAAAGCACACTTTCCTCTTTCCAGGGTTTATTCATTTGAACCAGATAAGGATAATATAGTGAATATCGAACAGATACGAAAGCAACACAACATAAGCATCTTTCCTATAGCATTATCCGATGAAGATGGAACCACTAGATTCTTTAGTAGTGAAGAGTTAAACGGACAGTTTTGGAAGTTTTCAGGTTCTATTCTCAAGCCTAAGGTTAAAGAGGGCACAAAGGAAGGATTCTACCACAACGGGTTAACTTTCAACATGGATGGATATGAAGTGGAAACTAGTAGGCTAGATACATTCTGTAAAGCAAATGAAGTAGATGTGATAGACTACATGCACTTGGATGTACAAGGTGCTGAAACAAAAGTAATAAAGGGAATGGGTAAAATTAGACCAGCAGCTATCTTTGCGGAAACTTGTGAATACGACACCTATGAAACCAATACTAACTTACAAGAGTTTGATGCTTTGATGGCAAGCTATGGTTACTCAATTAAAAAGAGGTTTCAATATGACACATTATACATTCACGAAAGCATACAATAAAACAAATGGATAATTTTTATCAATCGCAGTACAATCAAGACAGATTTCTCAATGAAAGGTATTTCAAAAATAAGGTAGGAGGTGTATTTGTTGATATTGGGTCACACGATGGTAAGACGCTTAGTAATACGTACTTTTACGAAAAAGCTCTTAACTGGTCTGGATTGTGTATTGAACCACATCCAAAAGTCTTTGAACAGTTGAAAGAAAATAGATCTTGTATTCTTGTCGAAGGTTGTGCATGGCACGAAGATACAACCAAGATTTTTAGAGTTATAGAAGGATACTCTGAGATGTTAAGTGGCTTGGTGGAAGCTTACCCTGAAGCTCATAGACAGAGAGTTGAAACTGAAGTGACTTCTATGAATCAGAAAGTTGAGGACGTTGAGATGAGATGCTATGACATCAATAGATTGCTTACAGATAATGGCATTAATAAGATTGATCTAGTTAGTATAGATGTGGAGGGTAGTGAACTTAGTATCTTAAGAGCTATTGATTATAACAAAGTTAGCATAAGAGTAATTCTCGTAGAGAATAACTACAACGATGAAGAACTTAGAACCTTTCTAAAAGAGAAAGGATTTGATTTAGAGGATAGGTATTCAATCGACGATGTGTTTGTAAACAAGAACTTCGATGCGAACTAATTTTAGAATAGTCATACCTTCCTACAATAATGAAAACTGGGTCGAGTATAATTTAGCTAGTATTCTAAATCAAACCTATAGCAACTACAGCGTACTTTATATTGATGATGCTTCTAAAGACCATACTTTAGAGAAAGCTAAAGAGATAATAGGAGATAGACCTAACTGGAAGTTGGTAACTAATGAGACTAATAAGAGAAGAGGTTATAATGTCAGTCCTTTTAACATTCACATACAAGAGCTAATGCAGGGTGATGATGATGTACTTGTCTTTGTTGATGGAGATGATTGGTTGTATGATGAAAATGTTCTAGCTAATTTAAACCAATACTACATCAGCAACGATGTTTGGATGACCTACGGAGGTATGGCTTGCTATCCTAGTGGATTGATTGCTTTCCCTCAAAATACCAACCACGATGACATTGTACACGAAGAAAACTTATTCAGGAGAGATGTGTGGAGAGCTAGCCACTTAAGAACCTTTAAGTGGGGATTGTATAAAAGAGTTAAAATGGAGAGTATGGTATACTCTAAGACTGGAGATTATTATTTCCATGCAGAAGATCTTGCAACATCTTACCCTTGCTTAGAAATGTGTCCTAAAAATAAAGTTGGTAATGTTCCTTTTCTTACGTATGTTTTCAATGAAACGCCAAGCAATAGAGAGCGAGGTATAGCAAGAGAAAATGAAGCTGGACATTACTTGGAGGCTGAGATTAGAACTCAAAAACCCTACAATAAGATAAAAAGTATTTATGGCTAAGGTAGTCTATGTTACAGGTTGTTTAGGTTTTATAGGATCTTATGTCACCAATGCATGTCTTGAAAAAGGTTGGTATGTAATAGGTGTTGATAAGATGACGTATGCCTCTAACAAAAAGCTAGTACAGATTTGGGAAGAGAAGTATCAGAATAGATTTCTATTTGTGCAGAAGGACATAAACGATTTAGAGTTTCTGTACGAATGTGATTACATAATTAATACAGCAGCTGAGACTCATGTAGGCAACTCTATAACTAACAGCGATGAGTTTGTACACTCAAACATTAACGGAGTCCACCACTTACTGGAACTGGTTAGGTACTACAGACAAGAAACATCCAAGGTACCAATTCTCATACACTTTAGTACTGATGAAGTATACGGAGATATAGAAAAAGGAGCTCACACCGAATCACATTTACTAAGACCCAGCAATCCATATTCAGCCACCAAGGCAGCAGCTGACATGCTAGTACTTGCTTGGGCACGTACTTATAACCTACCCTACGTAATTGTTAGACCTACTAACAACTATGGTATTGGTCAGTATGTTGAAAAGCTCATTCCTAAATGCTGTAGGTATCTAAAGCTTGGAAAGAAGATACCACTCCATAATAACGGTACTCCTATTCGAAACTGGCTCCATGCTTCGGACACAGCCAGTGCAGTAATAACAATCATCGAGAGTCAAGTAGAAAATGAGATCTACAACATAGCTGGTGGATTTGAACAATCTAACTATGAGACAGTTAGGAAAGTGATTAGCTCTTACTACAGTGATTTAGATTACGCAGATCTACTTCCTATAGACTCCTACTTAGATTTATCCTACTCTAGGGTAGGTCAGGATGTTAGATATGCTTTGGATGATTCTAAACTAAGAGCATTAGGTTGGAAACCAGAAGCAATCTTTGATGAAAAACTCCAGGACATAACAAACTACTATAAAAACAAATTCATCTGGTAATGGGACTATTCAGGATAGAGCATACAAACTTCGAGCAGACTTTCAATATGGATCAATTCGATACCGAACATCAGAACGAATGGGAAGATGCTGGTAGGTTGCAGGAAGCTGCTTGGGAAGCTAGATATGATTACGAAGCAAACCTAATCAATCTAGTAATTCAAGACAACCCTCATATAAAGACAGTACTTGAATTAGGAAGTGGACCAGGAGTGCTATCTCAGAAGGTACTAGCCAAGCATCCGAACCTCGAGTATGATCTAGTAGATAAACCATTTGCAGAGAAGTACTTCAGAGAACACAACTTCAAAGGTAGGTTCTTTGTTAAGGATCTGCAAAGTAGTTTTGATACTAACGGACTTAGGGACAAGTATGATTTAGTTATCACTAACGACTTTCTTGAGCACGTATACAATCCTCATATAATACTTAAGACGATCTACGAACTTACCACTGAGGATTCAATTTACTTCATAAGCAATCCGAATTGGAGAATGTCTCATCAGTATGTGTATAGAGGTTTGTTTGACTTTGACAATTTTGTATACTTGCTATACACTCACCTCTTTCAACTAGAAGGCTTCTACGGATCTCAGTTAAAAACTCCAAACTATTCTAGGGTTAGTTCTGAGACTCTTCTACCTGAAGAAAATCTAACAGATTGGAATCATTATATGTTGTTCAAGCATCGTACCGTTTAAATCATTTTACATGCTAACAAAAGACGAAATTATATCATTTGAAACAGAGGTAGGTGAACTCTTTAATGCAGGTAAGATAAAAGCGCCCATACATTTATATTCAGGGAACGAGGATTTGATAATGGAAATCTTCAATGAAGTTGATGTAGAGAATGATTGGGTTTGTTGTACTTGGAGAAATCATTACCAAGGACTATTGAAAGGAATACCAAAGGAAGTGCTAAAGAGTAACATCATGGATGGTAAGTCTATGGTTATGAACTTACCTGAGTATAGGTTTATTTGTAGTTCTATAGTTGGAGGCATTCCTTCCATAGCTGCAGGCATTGCTTTGGCTATAAAATTACAAAACAAATCAAACAGAGTTTGGTGTTGGGTAGGAGATATGAGCGCTGAGACTGGAGCATTTCACGAAGCGTATAAGTATAGTTTGAATCACGATTTACCTATAACGTTTGTAGTTGAAGATAATAAAAAATCTGTCTGTACACCGACACCTGATATTTGGAGAAGGTCACAACCTTACTACTTGAATACTGAATACACCGGTGGAGTGCTTAAGCAAAAGAATTTATATTATTACCAATACACTAACGAAAAGTATCCTCATGCTGGTGCTGGGGTAAGAGTTCAATTCTAAAATATGAAATACTTTGAGCAATTAAAACAAGCAATGAGTTACTTAGCGGAGCATCCTAAGACTCTCTTTATAGGACAAGCAGTTGAATATGAAGGAACAGGTTTGTTTGATTCACTACAACATCTTCCACAGCATAAGAAACTAGAGCTACCAGTTGCAGAATATCTGCAGAGTGGGTTAGCGAATGGGATGGCAATAGAAGGAATGATACCGGTTTCAACATATCCTAGATGGAATTTCCTTTTGATGGGTACTGATCAGGTAGTGAACCATTTGGATAAATTTGCGACGATGTCTAACGGTAAATGTAATCCTAAAGTTATAATAAGAGTAGCAGTCGGTAGCGAACATCCAGTTGATCCTCAATGTCAACACAAAGGCAACTTCTCCAATGCGTTTAGATCGATGCTTAAGAACATTGAAATAATTGAGTTGATCGAACCAGAGGATATTATGCCAGCCTACAAAAAAGCATTAGAGCGTGAGGATGGTGTCAATACTATCTTAGTTGAGTATGCAGATTACTCTAAAACTAAATAAATAAGAATACTTATAACAGGCTACCCTAGTTCAATTAAAATAAGATCAACAGTAACCTATATAAACTTAAAACGATGAAGATACTAATTACTGGTGCAGCAGGATACGTAGGAAGTTCTTTGTTCAAGGCTTTGGATAGTAAGCATATAGTTACAGACTTGACTAGGAAGGAATTAGATCTAACTGATGCACAAGCTGTAGGTAAGTATATGAGTATGAACTACTTCGATGTTATCTTACACTGTGCTGCAAAGGGAGGTAGTAGGTTGGTAGAAGATGATTGGACAGTATTAGAAAACAATCTCAAAGCATTCTACAACCTTACCAGCAACGAAGACTCCTTTGGTAAGTTTATTAATTTTGGTAGTGGTGCTGAGATTTATGCAGCAGATGAACCTTACGGTCTTAGTAAGTATTTAATCAACAGACACATTCACACAAAACCAAACACATACAATCTCAGAATCTACGGAGTGTTTGATGAACATGAGACTGACACTAGGTTCATTAAAGCTAACATAATGAGATACATAAGGCATGAAGATATGATGATCCATCAAAACAAACACATGGACTTCTTCTACATGCCTGACTTGGTCAAGCTAGTTGAACACTACATCGAAACAGAACCAGATCAGCTAGATAAGATTGTAGAGTGTAGGTATGAAACAACACACACTCTTGGAAGTATCGCAGCTGCTATCAATATGCTAGATGAACATAAGGTAGCGATTTATAAACAAGATGAGTTTGGTGGTGCTTACATGGGTACTATTCTACCACCTAACTTAGATTACATTGGACTTGAGGAAGGAATGAGAAACGTATACAACGCACTTAAATGAAACAAATTAGCTTTTTAATTAATACATCTGTTAACACTCGTGAGCATGTTGAACTTCTCATTAAGTCTTTACAAACAAATCTGAAAGGAAAGGAGCATGAGATTCTTATCTTCGTTGATTCAGATAACGAAGGAACAGTGGAGTGGTTACGAGAACAGAAGAAAAACTTCTTTGATCTAAAGATCATTACTCACAAACTAAAACCTTGTGTTGGATATAGTAGAAACAATAACCTTCTAGTTGAACTAGCAAAGCATGAGATTGTAAGCTATTTACAATCTGATATGGTTATTGGTCCTAACTATGACGAGTACGTTCTAGAAGAGATAGAGGATAACTGCATACTGAGTGCTACCAGAATCGAACCACCACTACACGGACTCTCAGATAAGACAATTACAACAGACTTTGGAACTGATCCGACCGAGTTTGACTTAGATAGCTTTAATAAGTTTTCTTTAGCAAACAGACAAGACAAGACTCTTGAATACTTTTTTGCTCCATTTACATTTTATAAAAAGGTTTGGCTAGATGTAGGAGGCTACGACACTCTCTTCAGAAGATCCAGAGAAGACTCAGATCTACTACAAAGGTTTATTCAGAAGGGTGTTAAGATAAAGCAAACCTTCAATGCTAACGTCTATCATTTTAGTTGCGTAAGCTCAAGAGGTAAGAAATGGTTTGATGGTCAAAACATAGATGCACAAGCTAGAGTACAGATTCAAAACTTCGCAGATCAGATAGAGCTTAAAAGGTTTCTTAGAAAGTGGGGTAGGTTTAATCACGGTGAGTCAAAGCTTGTTAGATTTGATATGGATCTAGTTTTAATTACAAATCCTTCAGATCGGTTAGCTTTGCTTGGTCAATTAGAACCATACTTCACAAAGGTATGGGTAACGGATGAGCAGGAGAAAGATAGATTCCTAAGCTTTTTTACAAGAGAGCATAATGCGGCTAACGAACTACTTAAGTTCTCTGATAAAGATTGGGAGTATGCAAAACAGTTTTATAATCTCACTGATCACAAAGCTCGTGTAGGAGTTGGAACTCCAAAAGACTACCGAGTTAAAGTTACTATTGATACAACAAAACCAGGAGTAGAGGAAGGTCTCAGCAACTTACCGTACCTATCAGACATACTCATTCCAGCTACACCAGGAACTTACGAACTCTTCTGCTTTGAGATAGAAGTAGTGGAGCTAGTTAATCTAGCAGAGTCTCACATAGTTGTTGAGAACCCACCCTTCGATTATTCACTATTGACAATCGAATAACTATTTATTTACATGCGTAGTATATCAGAATTGTTAATAGAAGAAAAGATTGTTTTAGATACCCACTTCCAAAAGAAATTGGAAAAGGCTGCTAAATATCTAAGTGGTAAGAAGAAAGTCTTGTTGCTTACGACATCCAACAGATCAAAGTTTTCATCTAAGGATGGTAGTGATGTACCTAAGTCTACTCGGATAGCTCAAGTACTTCAAAGAAGTATTGGAGAGCATAAATGCACACTTGTGGATGTATCTAAACTATTGATTTACAGCTGTGAAGGTAACGTATCAAGTAAGGATGGCAACACTTGTGGAGTGAGAGGTTCTAAGCTACAAAGTGCAGAAAAGAATCCAAGTGGCTATCATAGATGCTGGGCATCCATTAACAACGAAGACGATGAGCTTTGGAAAGTATCTCTTCCTTTATTTGAATCAGAGGCTGTAGTATTTTTAGGATCTGTACGCTGGGGACAGACTAATGCAATATACCAAAAGCTAATAGAAAGACTTGATTGGATTGAGAATAGGTGGGCAACATTAGGTGAAAGAAATGTTGTGGAAGGTATTGAATCAGGACTGATCTTTATCGGACATAACTGGAGAGTTGATGAGGTCATAAAAGTACAGAAAGATGTACACAAGTGGTACGGATTCAAACCAGTAGATCAACTTTACTTTGGATATCAATTCACAACAGAGGCTTCTGACGAATCCAAACAAGGCTACAAAGATGATGTACACTCTCTAGATAATATATTTGACATAAGAACTCTAATATGATAACTGTTACAGACAATCAGTTTTATACGAACTCCACATGGAGCAAACCTATAACAGATCTAGGATACGTTCCAGGACCACACTACGTTGAACTGTTTGATCAGAATGGCTACCGTCTAACACAATTAGAAGGGATTTACAGCCATGCAAATGACCAACCAGCAATCCTACACAGAAGTGAGTATTCGCTGAAAAAAGACTGGTTTATTCAAGAATACGCTGATACTGGAGCTGTGCTTAATCACGGTGCCTTGTTTGAAAGAAAAGGCTATTCAGAAGAAGCTAGAGAGCAGTTGAGTGTCTGGGCTGAACATAATAACCTAATCTATAAACTGTTGAGGTACAAACCAAAGTGGGGTGTTGACTTTAGTATAGATTACGTAGATGCAGAAGGAAATGCATTTGAGATTGTTCACTATGAGTATGATGGATTCGAACTAGATGAGATTCTAGAAGCTAAAGCTAAAGTTGAAAAGGTAGTTGCAAGTACAGATTGGAATGATGCTGCAAAACAATTATTGAAACGAAAGTCGGAGTGGATAGACCTAGAGTTTTTTGCAATGTCTGATTACAAATGCAACTTCTTTGGATTAGGTTCTGAAAGGTTTAAGCTAGTTGCTTGGGAATAAAACTATTTATTAGCATGAAAAGCAATTTAAACGAATCACTACCAGCTCTCATTCCTGAATACGATGTTGATATAGCAGGTCAGAGACTGAAGCTAAGGTTTGATGTAAACATCAACAAGACCAAAAAAGGAGTTAAACTTCAGTTTGTACTTCCACAAGTGCCACAAGATCCGAGAATGCTTCAAGACCTAGCTAATGAAATAGGATCAGAACTTCAGCAAAGATTTGGTGACGATAATCTACAGATAGTTTACGATGTAGAAAATCCTTACACCAATGTAGTTGGCTTCCTTTTACCGCTACCCTCTCTTGCACAGTTCCTAATGAAGAATGTTATTGGTGAAGCTGGACCGGAACAGGATAGTGAGGAAAAGCCAGAGGAAGAACCAGAAGGAGAACCGGAAGCAGAAAAACTACCACCTACCGAACAAGGTCCTGGTGAGGAAGATGATATAGTGAAAGAAATATTCATGCGCAGAGCAGGTATTAGATAACATAATAAAACTGTAGTTGTGGTAAAGAGAAAGATTCCTAGAGCTGTATTTGAGCCAATTGAACACATAACAGCAGAGCTTTTAGTTGAGAATGAAGCTTTGCAAAGTATGGTTAAGAAAGAGGCTCCACTTGCAATAGAAGATGCTCTACAAGCTAGAAAAGCATCAGCAACCTTATTTGAAGTCGGTACAACTGGATATCAGATCGAAATACCAAAACAATATTGGATTCCAGCATTAGAAAAGTGTATTGAATATAAATTAGAGCAGGAGAGTTTTGAAGAGTGTTCCACCTACAAAAAGCTTATAGCAAGGATAGAAGAGTCTGAAACTAAATCTACAAAAAAGAAACCTAAAACTAAGAAGGATGGAACAGGAGTTGTCAGAAATACAGATGGCGATCAACGAGATACTTGATATCAAAAGCCAAGTAAAGAGAAAGAGAAAGACGCAAAGTGACAAGAAGCGTGAACTGTTCATATCTATAATCAACTCAATTGAGGGTTTGATCAATAGACAGAACCTCATGTTTGCAGATCTGCAAGTTGACTTCACTAAGTACGATGATGCTTTTCTAGATACTATTGACGCTTTAATTGTTCTCCACTTCGGTAAAGAAGGTGCTGAATTAATTGTCTACTACTTGTGGGATAGACTTGCACCAGACGGAAGTGTTAATCCTCTTTTGAATGAAGCAGACGAGGAGATCGTTTTAAACACAGCGGAGGATCTTTGGAACCTATTGGTTAGTATAAATCCTAAATATGGGGAGTAGAGGAAGACCACCAAGAACTCTAACAGAGAATGTTATACGTAACGCAATGAGACACACGCAGTCTAACTTCCAGGCTGCTAGATACTTAAATGTTACGATTGAGACTTATCGCAAGTACGCAAAGCTTTTTATAGATCAGGAAAGTGGCAAGACTTTGTATGAGCTACATAAGAACAACTCAGGTAAAGGAATAAAGAAGATACCTTGGAGGCATGAGATATCTGTTGAGAAGATCAATCAGATAATGCAAAGTGATAGCTACCGAGCAATCAATATCCAAAAGCTTAAGAACAGATTGATATATGAAGGCATTCTGAGAATGGAATGCTACCACTGCCACCATTCAGAAAAGAGAGTTGTTGACTACAAACAACCATTAGTACTCAGCTTTGTAGATGGTAACAAACATAACTGGAAGATAGATAATCTTAGAATGCTTTGTTACAACTGTTACTTTTTATTTGTAGGTAACTTGTTCTCAGACAAGCAGATCCAAAGAATGGAAGATGCTACTGCACCTCTCATGAAAAAAGCTGAAGTTGATTGGGACATTGATGATAACTTCCTCGTACACTTTCAACAACTAGGTCTCGAACCAAAAGATGAGTACGATGAAGGAGATGAATTTATTGCTCGCATTTAGTTGTTTAATTAAAAAATACGTAACTTTATTGTATGAATGATGTAGCAGAAGAAATACAAGCCATAAGCAATCTACTTGATACAGCAATAGAGTATGGACTTGAGACCGAGGTAATCTACTATGCACTCATGGCTATGAAAAGAAATCCAGAAATGAAACCAGTAGAGGCATTTGCTATCGGTGTCACCGAATGGATAAAGTAACCTACTATTTATTTGTGCTATGGTAAACGAATCAATAAGCACAGTACTAAATGAACTAGCAACCAAGCACATCCCAGCAGGGATGCACAAAGAGCTTTACATAGACTCTAGAGCTGTGTGGATCAGGATGGTAAAAACCTTGCTAGTCAAAAAAGCCATTCCATTTAAGTACGAAGTCCTACTCAAATTTGCTCGCAGTTGGGAAGCCTTATTGTATCAAAAACAAAGCATATTAAATTGATATGAAAGGTTTAAACAAATGGACTGATTCCTTTCTCAAGAAAGATGACTACAACAAGAAGCTGTTTGAGATAGGCAACAAGAAGAACTATAAGTACAAAGCTAACAAGTTAAGAGATAAAGTCTTAGATGAAATATCCCTCTGGGAGAGAAAAGGACAGAGTGCAAAGCTTACAGATTTAAAAAAAGATCTTTTATTTTTGGATGATCAAATAAAAGCTAGTACCTTCGACAAAGAAAGACTTGACACATTAGCAACCAAGTATTCTATCTAAATGGCAAAGCAAGACGAAACAAAGTTTGTAGTTGAGTACCAAGACAATGGAAAGTTGGAAGCTAGATGGCACTATGATTTGAGTGTGAGTAAAGTCAATCCTATCTTAGTAGAACAATTCAATCTACCTAGAGAAGTAGCAAAGAAGAAAAAATCAAAATCCAAAGCCCATGCACCTATGCAAAGTTTGTCAGAAGGAAATTCCGGAACAGAGAGTTAAGCTTGGTTACACAAACACATGCGTTGACCACAGCGACACATTTAAGTATGTTGGATTTGTTTCAGGAACAAAGAACGAAGAGTACGACATTTCGATTGTAAAAGACCAAGACACAGCTAAGCACATGAAAAAGTTATACGAAAAGAGACCGCGATGAAGCAATACGAAAAGCTAATAGTACCACAAGATTCTGCATGGAGTAGGAGAACCCTACGTAGGTACACACCTAACTGGCTTCTAAATTTCTGGGATGGCATTACAAATATAGTCAGATGGATACCAACTCTTTACAAAGATAAGGATTGGGATGATTGGTACATAACTTACATCCTACAAAAGAAGATAGAGTTCCAAAGAGAATATCTAGTCAGAGCCAATAGACATACCAACATAGCAACTGATAACTTTTGGATGACAGTAGCACTTAATCTACTTGAACGTAGACACACTACCTACTATGAAAGTGAGAAGTACAACTACATGGACGTTAACTTAGAGTTT